CTGTGCAAGTTTTTCTTACGCATATCTTTGTTATGCTGTCGCCATTGAATAGTGTACTTCTCAAGTTGTCCTTGAGTTACAGGCTTCTTCTTACGTTTCTTTGTGTTAATGGTGCTGAGACCACGTGCAAGGTGCATTGTCATATTAGGCTCCTAATGCGTAATCGTTAATGTTAAAGTCGTCGGAGCATACTGCTTCCCAACGTTCTGCTATCGCTCTAGTATGTTTACACTTGCCGTGCATTGTCATACCCATACAGTCGCAAGTAAAGCCTTTCTTGGTAAACTCAACTGTGTATGAATTACCACGACTACCTTCTATAGGATACTCAGTATCTACTGCCCAGTGTTTACTCATATCCATAAAATCTACTTTGAGATATCTTGGTCCGTATTTGTTCTTTGCCATTTGTGCCTCTCTATTGCCTAATTAATATATACAGTATACTACCTTTTATGGTAATTGTCTAGCATTAATTGTGTCCAAAATAATTGCACTGTATTTCTCATTGGTACTCCAAGGAGCAATATTAGGCACTAACAATTCATAGTTCCAACTTTCTACCCATTCACTCTGTCTTGCTCTTTCTGTTCGAAAGTCTTCATATGCAGGGTGACGATTCAAAATGTCTATAGCATCTTGTACACTTAGACATTTGGTTGGATATGTTCTTACACCAAAACGTGCGTCCGGTAGATCTAATGGTTTAAGTTGCGGAACTTTAGGATCCCAAGTTCTAATACCAAATAGGTTATTACCTTCTTTACTAAATCTACTTGTACCCCAACCGCTTTCTATACCAGCCATAGCAATAATCAAACCTTTAGGTATACGTTCTTTGTGATGTACTGTAAAGTTAAGATAATCTACACAATCGCTTACAGCCTGTGTAAATGTTTCGGGGGAGTTGTATTTGAAGTCTGGTTCGTGCAACCCTAGATTCTTTGCACGTTCTAATAGTATGCTTTCAATCTTGTATACTAACTTGTCTGTTATGTAGTAATTTGGATAGAATGTTCCTGTTCCGAAAGATCCTGCTACACATAATATTGCAACGAATCCAATTACTATTTTGCCTTTTATACTGCCTAAAAATTTACTAAACTTAGCCATTGTCTGCCTTTCGTTTTGTTAATTATAGTTACACTATACACTACTATTAAGGCATTGTCAAGTAAAATCTATCCAAAAAAATAGGGCCGTAAAGCCCTATTCTTTTAATGTTTTATATTAGAATTTCCATCTAACTGAACCAACAACTTGCTCAGTTTCTGCATAGTCAACACCTGTGAAAGTTGACGTACCTGCTTTGTCGTGGAAGTAAAGTCCTACTTCTAAGCCGTCCTGTTTGTCAGCACGTTTAGAAGGATCACGGTTTGCTACTACGTTGTAAACAACACCATAGTAATTACCATCATATCCTAAGTCATCATTTTCAGTTCTATGTGCTGTAACATAAACTGACTCATTTACAAAATACATTGCACCTATGTCAATTCTGTTATCACTTGCAAGACCTGTGTCTTTGTCGTCCCACACTTCAGCACCCCAAGTCATTGGAACACCAAATCTAAATAGTGATCCGCCAATGGAGTAACCTTCTTGACGTGTATCTGTTGTGTAACTTGCACTACCATCTGCTTTTGTATCGATCATCATATATGACACATCAGCATAGCCCATTAGGCTCACTGTTGCACTTGCATATGTCGATTGCTCGGCTGCATCATAACCTAGTACAAATCCATATGGCTGTTCTTTCTTAAGCCTATATGTATCAAAGTCAAACTCTGAATCACGTTCAAAGCCACCAAAGGTAATAACTGTTTTAGGGTTATGGTCTAATCTATTACTTGATTCAGTAATAATGATCGGAGCGCCAATTTTTGAAGTTTTGGCAAAACCTAAACGCTGTGCGTCAGTTTCACCTAGGTAGATTGTTGCGAAGTCATTTCCAAGTCCGATTTGTTTTTCAACCATCGTATTGTCTTTTGTAGCGTCTAATGAGTAGTCACTATCGTAAGTCATAGTTGCTCCAGCATAATCGATATTCAAACCGTTATCTGGTAACTCAACATCAAAACCTATTTGTAATTCGGATCGAGCTTCCCAGCCAGAGTCGAACTGCTTGTCATCGTAGCGGCCTTCAATCTCACCCGAGATAAACATACCGTGCGGTAAATCAACACCACTACTTTCAAGATCTGAAACTCGTTGTTCCAGTGTCTTGTCCTCAGCCAATACTTGCGTGGTCGCTAAACCAACAAGAAAGGCTAAACTAAAGATTAGTTTTTTCATTTTGCTTCTGTTTCCTATATTTTATTGCAATAAAAGCGATCCATAATATTATGGTCGCTTCGTATTAGTTATGCACTCTTCGAGTGCAGTAATAGCAGTTGTGAATAAAAAAGGCACCCGAAGGTGCCTTTTTGGAGTGTTATGTTCTTAATTTACTTTGTAGTAACTCTTTTTTGTAGATACTTCAGTAATACACCGTATGCTGGCAGGAATACTACCAATCCTACGACAATCTTAGTCAGTGTGTTGTTCTGTGCAACAATGTGCCAGTTAGCACCAATCCAAGATAGTTTACCTTCTGCATCCAACGATCCTGCAAACGCCACATAAAAGAATGAGTATGTGTCAATTACATTTGCAACAATAGTTGAAAGTGCTGGTGCCGCCCACCAAGCATTTGAACGTTCTCTAATTGCTTGGAATACATATACGTCAAGCATTGTACCAATTGCGTATGCAGTACCTGATGCTAAACCTACTCTGTATGCGTGTTCGTCACCTAGTGCTAATAGCACAAGTACCGACGCAATGATAGCCGGAATAATAGCAAGTGCTACAACAGCCCGACCTGCTTCTTTACCAACCATCCTTACTGTTAAGTCAGTTGCTACTACAACGATCGGAAACGTAAACGCTGCCGCCGCTAATGGAAATGATCCAAACAAGGGCAGTTCTGCACCTGGGAATAAATCAAACCTGATAGTTACTAGATAGTTTGACACAGCAATAACAAGCGTGTGTAAAATAACTAGATTTCTAACTAGCGCCTTATCGACACCATTTAGTAATGTTTTGAACATATGTTCTCCTTTTTGTTTTTGTTACTCTGCCCTATCATTAATTTAGGCAGTTAAGTAGTCCATTATATTTTCTGGTGATGTTTCGCCATATGGATCGTCATTATCTTTTGACGCTTCTGGTTCAACGAACATCTTTTCAACCTTACTGTCGTTTATCACAACAGCAAAACGTCTCGAACGCATACCAAATCCCTTATGTTTAAAATCAATTAGCATACCTAATGATTCTGCTAATTCACCATTACCATCTGGAATAACTTTTACGTTCTTAATGCCAAGGTGTTGCGCCCAAGCATTCATTACAAAACTATCATTAACACTTGATACATAGATTTCATCTACGCCTAAGTCATTAGTAATAGTATTGTAGTTTTCTTCAAAGCCTGGAAGTTGGTAAGTTGAACAGGTTGGTGTAAATGCTCCAGGTAAAGAGAATACAACAACTCTCTTACCTGCAAATAAATCGTCAGTAGTTTTACCTACAAACTCTCCACCGATCGGACAACCACCATCTTCTGGTTCTTCGTCGCCTACTCTACACTGAAAGGTAATAGTAGGAATTCTGTTTTCTTCTGTCATAAATTATTAAGTCCTGTATTTTAGTTGCTTTAAAATATTTTAAAGTCTATTGCATTATAACTTATCTTTAATACTGTGTCAACAGTTTATTTTTGAAAGCGTACAGTGTAAGATTGGTTGTTGTGGATAAAACTAACTGTACTGTGACTATAAACTTCTTGGTAAGACTCGTTAAAACGTTGTTCTCTGCGGCATTGTGTCTCTACACGACTCTTTGCTTTGGAGTTATTGTGTCCAATAATGCCTCCAAGTAGGGCACCAACTGCACCACCATTGTCTACATTTTTGGTAACATTATTTCCAATTACGCCGCCGATAATTGCTCCTGCTAGTGCATCACCAGTCCTATCGCCTCCGACTGTTACGTCTTGGCAAACTTCTACATAGTAAGGTGTCTTGTTTATCACAGTCTTGTAATGATCTTTAATTACTTCTGCGTGTGCTGCACCTGATAAGAAACCTACGCCAATACAGATGGCAATGACGTGGAAATATAATTCTTTAAACTGCATTTGGTTATCCCTTCTGCTTGAATAAGCGTTGTAATAAGTGCAACTTTTCTGTTGCCAGGTAAGTTGCCAACCCCGTCACCTAGTTAGACTAGGCAGCAAGAGCAAAGTTTTCGTTTGCGTCTATAGTTTTGTTCGCGATAACGGTGCTTACATCCCGGTAATCTCGTTCACCTTTAACAAGCCAGTCGATCCTAGTTCGCCCCCATCATAAGCACATTAAATTGTCTGTGTTAATCTTCAATGTGCTTATGGTGGAGGCGTCGGGTACTGCCCCCGAGTCCTGTTCTTGTGACATATGATGCTGTCATCAATTACTCTTTATTTATAACAGTGGTATTATTATTTGTCAACCAAAAAGATTAGGCTGCTACCTGTTTTGGTAATTTTGATTTCTTAGATGCTTGTTCTCTATCTGCATTTGGACGTAGTGGTTCAAGCCAACTATCTGCAATATATGCTTTAGGAGTATCTCCTAATTGATTAGCAAGTCCATCACCTTTTATCCACCAGTAATGATCTGTTACTGGAAGCATACAGGCAACTCCGCGGAAATCAAATTTATCACCTCTTTGGAATTTGCCTATATACGTTTCTACAAGAACTACCTTTCCAATGTTATTCGGATTAACACTGTAAATAATCTTGGCAAGATCGCCTTGTTCACACTTCATTTATTTTAACCACGCTATTCTTTTACCAGCATCTTTACGGCGCTGATGTTCTTCGTGTGAACCTGGATATCTCCAAGCCCAAATAGCAACCAGCACCATAAAGCCACCCGTCCATAGGATTGCTTTAACATTGCCTGTGGTAAACCACATAACAGCAATACTTGATGCCATAGTTAAAATCATTAAGTATTTTCCCTTTGTAGGGAATACTCTTTTCTCGCTCCAACCACGTAAGAATGGTCCAAACAATTTATGGTTCATAATCCAGTTGTGCATTCTATCACTCGACTTCGCGAAACAATATGCCGCACCAACGGCAGGTGTACTCCAAGGTAAGCCTGGTAGGTAAACACCTACAAATGCTACTCCTAATAAGATACAGCCAAGCGTAAACCAAAACGCTTTTCTTATACTAAAGTTTTTCATATTTTATAATACCTTTATTATTGTAATATTAGTTATCAAGAATAAGAGTATGTTACGGTAACAGTGAGTTTTACTATGATTGTATGGGTCTAAAGATGCCTGAGATTCTACCTCTAGACTGTGTCCAACCGCCTTTCCAACTATTAGTAATAGTTCCGCCTGAGGGGTTGTTATTAGTTGCACTTGCTTTATCGCTTTGGTTGCCGCCTACAAAACTGTAAACGCCTGGCGAGATAGTAGTGTATATAAAGTTTACGTGACTGTAGTTCCATACAACAATGTCTCCAGGTTGTCCGTCTTCGATTGGAACTGGAACTCCGCCATATAAACTTGTTTTATCTCTAAAGTCATATGCTCTAGCACTTTGCATATATTTGTAACCTGTTCTTTTTAATACCCAATTACAGAATCCTGCACACCAAGGTGTTTGATCTGTTTTCCAATATGATGAATCTGGGAAGCCAAGTTCTTTCCATATTCCGATAATGTTTCCATTACTTGGATTTACAGTTTCGTCCCATTGGTTGTTGGCTGCTTCTTCTAGTAGTTGTGTTAAGAATCCTGGAATACCATCAGCGGCTGCTGTTGAACTGGCAGCACTTGCATCTACTAATGCTTCTGTGTTTGTTCCTAGTGTATCAACTCCTGTTGCATCTGGAGTCTGTTCATACAGTTGCGGAACCTGTCCGTCTTCAACAGATCCGTTAGCCTGTACTCCGCCTGTACTACCTACTGCCGCAGGTGTTGCAATTGCAGCCGCTACACTTGAATTAACTGCTGCCGCAGTTTCAGGTGAAAGTATAATTGGAGGAACAAATCCTTCGTTAGCAAAAACATCTGGTTGTGTCACTGATTCAACAAAGGCTGTACAGTCGTATGTGTCGCCTAGCCTAGCAACTTCTAAGCCGTTAGCAAATACATTTGAACTGTGTGTATTAATTAATGTACTGTAAACAGGTGGGCAATGTGTGTGAGGATCATTTGTATCAGTCTTTCTGTGTATAGGTTCGTTGTGAACAAATACATCTCCACTGCCCGATAGTGTAGCAATAGTTCCTGGAGCGACACAAACAGCGTGTCCTGTATTAACTACGTCGGCTCCATTTCCTCTTGCTACTAATGGCATTAGGTTGCAATGCCTGTTGTTGATTGAATATATTGTTTAGACATATCGTCTTGTGTCTTTACAACACATACCACTTTGTCGTTACTGATAGACACTGTTGCCTCAGTACCGATAGTGAACATAAAAGGCGCTAGGCCTAATCCCTGTTGTGTTGCTGTTACCATTAATGGTTTGTGCAACATCATAGTATCATCGTTCTTTTGTTCTTTATATCTAGCAACTACTTCTTCGCCAGATGTAAGTTTAATTGATACTGTGTCGCCTACTTTGTAAGGTGCTTCGATTAACATTATAATGTGTGTCCTGTTCCGTTATAGCCTGTGTTTTCGAGATAGTCAACAAGTTCGTTATACCCGCCGATGCTCTCCCCTCTAACTTTGATTTGTGGTACTGTTCTTGCACTAGGAAACCACTCCATCAATTCTTCTCTTGAAAAGTCTGTTCCTAATGATTTGTATGTGTGTTCAAGTTGTCTTGTCTTGCATAAGTTAACTGCTTTTACACAAAACGGGCAACTTGGTTTTCCGTATATTTCAATCATATTTCTTACCCTGAGTAAATCGTTGAACCTTTTTTATCAACCACTCTTACAAGTATTGCACCTGCATTCTTCTTGGACAGTGCCGCACTAACTGCTTGTGGCTCTGTTCCGTAAGTACCATATGTGGTCCAACTTTCATATGGTGAATGTCTCTTAAACTGTGCTTTAAACATAATTCACTCCTATAAGGTAAAGCCTTTGAATGTGTCCTTTTCAACGTCTTGTTTGACACCTCCAACAATATAAGACTCAACCTCTGTTTCCTGAGGAGCAACTTGTAAGCCACTACTACTTAACCAATGCTCTGTCCAAGGTAAAGGATTTTGAGTCACTGGGCGGTCATAGATTGGTTTAAGTCCTAACGCTTTACAACGTTTGTTTGCAATAAACTCTACATATGCGTGTAAAAGATTAGCGTTTAGTCCTACAAGCGATCCTTTGGTAAACAAAAAGTCTGCCCAGGCCTTCTCTTCTTCAACGCAGGTCTTCCACATTTCAATTACTTCTGGTTCACACTCTTTAGCAATCTTAATAAAGTCTGGATCGTCGTCACCTTTCATCCAATGCTTTAGAATGTGTGTTGACAAGTTAAGGTGTGTTGCTTCATCACGTGCAATTAATGAAATAATCTTTGCAGATCCTTCCATAAGTTTCAGTTCACCAAATGCAAACGTACAAGCGAATGAAACATAAAAACGTAAACCTTCAAGAATGTTTACAGTCATCATTGCTTTATACAGTTGCTTCTTGACTTCATACATATTACCCTTCTTGTGATGGAACCAATTGTCTGCAATCTCATTAAACTTGTCGTACTCTTTAGTAACACTTTCTGCTCTTGCAATAATCTCTGGTGTTTCTAAAATTGTATCAAATACTTCCGATGGGTTAGGATAGACATTCTTTACAATGTGTGTATAACTGCGTGAGTGAATAGTTTCTTGAAAGTCCCAAGCCACAATACAACTTTCTAATTCTGGGTTAGAAACATAAGGCAAGAAAGCAAGACAAGGTCCACGTCCCTGTACACTATCTAATAGTGTTTGATATTTTAGATTGCTTGTAAAGATATGTTTTTGTTCATCACGGAACTGTTGATAGTCTGCTCTATCTTTTTGCAAACTTACTTCTTCAGGTCTCCAAAAATAACCTAACATAGTTTGGTTAAGTTTGTCATACTCCGGATAACGGAACACATCATAACGTTGAGTGTTTTGATCTTCACCAAAAAACATAAACTCCTTAGTGAAGTCTACTTTATTTTTATTGAATACTGTTTTAGACAATTTCTTTTTCCCTCTATCTCTCTTCATATATCTCTAGATGTTGCAGGCTTCACATTCATCATCATCGTCCATTACCGTTACAGGTACTTCCATATGATGACCGTTTGCGTGACCATTCACACCATTTGCAGTTTGCATATTAACACCATTTGCTGTAGTGTCAACACCATTAACTTCCAAATCATCAACTTCTTCGCCCTTGAAGTCAAATGTGTTTTGATAGTATGATGTTTTCCATCCCATCTTATATGTTGTTAACATATCTTTCATCATAACACTTAATGGTACTTCGTTGTTTTCGAAGTGTTTAGGATTGTAACTCCAGTTACCACTAATTGCTTGATCGTAAAACTTTTGCATTGCGGCTACAACATTAATGTAACCTTCATTGCTAGGCATATCCCAAAGTAAAGTATAATGATTCTTCAGTGTATGAAACTGCGGAACAACTTGTTTAAGAGGCCCTTTCTTGGACTTCTTAATGGACAAATAAGCTCGGGGTGGTTCAATTCCGTTTGTTGCGTTTGACACAACGGAACTGCTCTCCGAAGGCATTTGTGCGGACAACGTTGAGTGCCGTAGCCCGTGTTCTTTGATGTCAAGTCGTAAACTATCCCAATCATAATGTAACTTCGCCTTAATAACTTCATCAACATCTTTCTTATAAGTGTCGACAGGTAAAATACCATCAGCGTATTTAGTACGACTGAATGCAGAACACGCACCTCGTTCTTTAGCAATATCATTACTTGCACGTAATAGATAGTACTGGAACGCTTCTGACAGTTCGTGTACTAGTGTCCACGCTTTTGGGTCTGAATATCTTACTTTGTGTTTTGCTAGGTAATGTGCAAGTCCGATATAACCAACACCAAGTGAACGTCTTGCCTTTGTGCTTACTTCAGCAGCCTTAACAGGATAACCTTGATAATCAATAATTTCTTCTAATGCTCTAACAGCAAGATCACATAAGTTTTGTAGTTCGTCTACATTGTTAAGTAGTCCTACATTAATAGCACTTAAAATACACAGTGCAATTTCACCCTCTTCATCATCAATGTGTTGAATAGGTTTAGTTGGCAGTGTAATCTCTTGACACAAGTTACTCATAAAAATTGGATCTTTGAATGAGCTGTGTGAGTTACAGTGGTCAATGTTCATAATATAGATACGTCCTGTTTCAGCACGTTCTTTTAATAAGTCACCAAACAAATCCATTGCCTTAATTTTCTTCTTACGGATTGATGTCTTGCGTTCTGCTGCCTCGTACAATTCTTTGAACGTGTCAGTGTCGCCGCTGTAAAATGCTTCTGTTAATTCAGGCACTTCGTGTGGCGAGAAAAGAGTTATGTCTTCACCGGCCAATAACCGTTCATAAAAAACTTTATTAAGTTGAATTGAATAATCTAGTTTACGTACACGATTGTCTTCAGTACCTTTGTTGTTTTTCAACACAAGAATGTCTTCAATCTCTAAGTGCCAAATAGGGAAGTGTGTAGTTGCACTACCACCACGTACACCATTTTGTGTACAACTTCTTACTGTGCTTTCGTAAACTTTTAGGAATGGGACAACACCTGTGTGTGCTACTTCTCCGCCCCGTATTTTTGAGTTGATTGCTCTAATTCTTCCTGCGTTAATCCCAATTCCTGCCCTTTGAGCAATGTAGTAACCGATTGCGCTATTAGAGCTAAAGATACTAGAAAGAGTATCATCCACGTCAACAAGAACACAACTGGCAAACTGACGAATAGGAGTACGCACTCCTGCCATAACAGGGGTTGGGATGTTGATCTTAAAAAGAGAGGTCGCGTCATAATATTTTTTCACGTATGTTAAACGTGTCTCCGTTGGATAGTTAGCAAATAAAGTGGCAGCAATCATCATATACATATGCTGT